TCTCATCGACCACACCATCGGCAATGTGACCATCTCTAATTAAGTTTCGTAACCATGCCGCAGCATAGGGATCTATCTCATTGTAGTATGCGCTCATTAAAAAATCCCCCTATCAAAATCATCACAGATATCGTTGTTAGAAAGCACCTCTTCGACAATACCACAGTAGTAGTCATACAAATCTTGCGCCTCTTCGGTAAATCTTTCGTCACCGTTGTCTTCAATTTGGTTAATTTTAATTTTACCTTGGTGGTGTTCCAACAAAATAGCTTCCGCCATGTCTGCGTACAACTGAATGTACCTTGAGTTAGGGATGTATATCTTCCCATCATCAGGATGTACTGGTAAGTTTTTATCGCTCATTCTTTCACGCCTCCCACCAGTTTTATGAGAAAGTCCACGCTGTCCAATTCCATCTTACGCATCTCCTTTTCTTTCGGATCGCGTGACACATCCAGATCATGCAGATGCTCTTGCAAATGATCCAACGCAACTTGCAACGTGTTCACGTCCATGTAGTTGAGTTGAGCAGCCGCTCCATTCGGGAGCACAAGATATGTGCCCCCCATCGGTAGTTCGTGTATCCGCTTATTCATCTTCGACCTCCAATCTTCCTGTGCCACCGCACGTTTCACATTCCATTGGTTTGACATCGATGACCCCTACGTCTCGGTTGAAGTTGTGGGGTCGATAGACCTCCACATCGACAATACCTTCACCGTCACAGTCCCAACAATAATCTGGTTTTCGTTCCCTATTATAGAATACCTTGTCAAAGATATCGCTCAACATAATCTCCATCGGATCTACCTTATGCATCCTCTTCCTCCCATCTTGCTTCTCGTTCCTTGATCTCTTCATCAGTGAGTGGACGACAATGGTGCTCACCCAACGTGAACTCACCAACGACATCACAACCTTCGACCTCGTACTCTGCTTGGACTTCGATGCCCAACCGATGCAGTTTCTCCCATACAGGAATAGGTGCATCCCATGCCGTCTTGCACACAAATCTGAAATAAGATGTCGGGATAGGATAGTGATCGTCACCATGCACAATCTCTTCTTTTATCAGAATGTCTTGAACATCCCACTTCGTATTCCATTTGTTGCACCTCCAATCCCATTGTGGAGATGTGCTCTTGCCATCGTGCGGTTGCCCGATAACCTCTAAAGGTATCGGACAGACCACATCACAGAAACGCTTGCGCTCTTTTAATTCCCAGTAAAGATGAGTAACCATGCTCGTCTCACCGTGAATGTAAACTTCTTGCTCACACCAGTTAGGCATTACACTGTCCTCCAAATGTCCAATGCGTCCGCCTCGGATAGATCATTCAAGATAGTAGCGTCTGAATATTCTTTCTTGATCATCTCTTTCAAAAGCCAGTCAGGTTTACCCTTCGGTTTATTCCACTGACAAACCCTGAGTTCGCCATCCTCTTTGATCTGAGCAACGACACATCTATTCAAAAGTCTCTTCATGTCTTTCTTGGTCAAGAAATTAGACACTTGATCCGCACACCAGTACTCAAACTTCTGATCAAAACCTTCGGGTGACCACTCGTACTTACCAACATCAACTTTAGGTAGTGATGCGAAGTACTCTTCTATCTCATCAAATTTCTTGCGCCATGCACCTTGAACCTTGGTAAATGGTGACTTGTCGTGAGGGTGCACATAGTCACATCCACCGTGACCGTCATTGCTTACATCGGCAAATGGTTTGCCGTCCAGATATACGACTGCGGTGTAGCAATAAGTTTCCTGACTGCCAGATGCAAAGTGCTTGATTGATTTCATTTCTAAGTTCATTGTTTAGTTCCTTCTCTCTTTGATTAAATTGTTAATAATTACAAGTAATACACGACTGGCAACTGGTGTCAAATGCAAAATTTACACTATAGGGGGTTTCCCAGAAAAATTTTGTTTTTTTTTTTTTTTCATTTAGATCAGGTGTAAATACTGTAAATACTGTAAACACAGTCATATAAATAAGATGTTTCAAGAGATATTTCTGTTTACACTTACTACTTGCTGTTTACAGTTAAAGTGTAAACACAGCCCAGAGCTAACATTTTGCTTGAAAGTTTTACTGATTTCTCTAGAAAATCTGCCTATATAGGAATAGTTTGCAAATCAGGCAATGAAAGGCAGACATGGCACAAGAATTGACAAACAGACAGAAAACTTTTGCTAGGCACATTGTGGAAGGGATATACTCAAATGCTGAGTGTGCACGAAAAGCCGGATTTTCTCCAGATCAAGCAAAAGATTACGCATCAAGATTACTGAACGGTAGGGATTACCCACACGTTTTGGTATACATCCAAGAACTAAGAGAAGAGAGAGAGCGAAGGTATGGCGTGACCACGTTGGGTCAATTGGAAAGATTACATAAACTTTCTGTAGGCGCTGAAGATGCAGGTCATTTTTCTGCGGCAATAAACGCTGAGAAAATAAGGTCGGCATTGGGAGGTTTAACTATCGATAGAAGAGAGAACATCAACACGATGGATCAACTATCAAGAGATGAGATTGTTGCCAGATTGGCACGACTTCAAGAGCAATACCCTCAAGCCTTTGTCATAGATGGAACAGCAAAGGATATAACCCCAGATGAGCAGAGGTCCAGAGGCGAACTTTTGGAGCACAATTCGGAAAAATCTACCGACTAAAGCATTCGCAACAAGAATAGAAAACAAACATGGGGGCGGTGTTCCTGATGTGCATATTGTTTGGAATGGGTTTGCGTTTTGGATTGAACTCAAGACAGCGAAAAGCAGCAAAGTAAAGATCTCTCCTCATCAAATTGCATGGCATACTGCATATTGGGCAAGAGGTGGCAAAAGTTTTTACTTAGTAAAGCACCTCTCTACAAGCGACATATTTTTATTTGAGGGTAAAAAAGGGGTCGATTTACTGGAAAAAGGTATCTTTGAAACCGAAGGTGCGAGGTTCAAGAACCTTGCGCCCTTGTGGGAGCATCTTGCGCCTTGATCCTGCGCCTTGCCTTGCGCCTTGCGCCTTGATCCTGCGCCCTTGCAGGCCTGCAGCTGGAGTTGTCGTGGAAAGAGGGTAAAGTTTTTTGAGAAGATTTACCATAAAAAAGGGAGCCACTGGCTCCCCCAGGATTTATTTCTTTTCTGGTTTAGGTTTAGGTTTAGGTTTAGGCGTGGCAACTACACCATTCCCGATGTAGATGCCGGTTTTCCAGTCTGGTTTTACTTGTGGTGTTTTTGTCATATCTAATGCTCCACGATTGCGATTGATTTTGCAAGGCTCGAACCTTTGCACAATTTGCAGTCGGTGCATTGTGCCCGTCGGTTCATTTCTTTTGATGCAGGACAAACGGCTTCGTTTGCTTTATCGATCTGTCCTAGATCCGCGACAACTCGGAACGTGCGACGCCCTGCTTTCCAATGCATAACTGCTTCCGCGTAACTATCGGCGGACTGCATTGCAATGTCAGGTCGCCAAGGTTTTTGGTGCGTGTATGCCGTCCACGTTTCGCACTCGGATAAAAGGTTATCCCAAACGTGAGAGGGCACGGCGGCTGGGTCGCCGTATGTACCGACGCGGACGAAACGACCACGACCCATTTCCGAAGCTTCGCCAGTCTGATAGACGCCGCGCCTGTATGCTTTCCAAACAATTAAAACGCCTTGCCCTAGATTGACGTAACACTTGCGACCCTTGGCTTGTTTGCGTTCTGGATCCGTTGTTACTTCGCCGCGCATTGGACAGTCGCCGCATATGGAATAGTCTTCGCCAGTCTTCGACGCTTCAAGTGGGTTTATATCTTCGCGCAATATATAAGTCTGGACTACCTTGCCAGTCTTCGTATTGCGATTAGAATAGGTGGCAATAACTACAATTGGTTTATCATCCAATAAGCTTCGCCCGTTGTAAATGATAGCTGATTTCATCTTCTCTCTTTCTTTAGTTGATAGATATATTTTATTAAAATTTAAAGTTTTATACAAGTTATTTTTTATCTTGCGCCTTTCCTGTGCCCTTTATCTTGCGCCTTTCCTGTGCCCTTTATCTTGCGCCTTTCCTTGCGCCTTAAAACAAAACACCAGGGAACAAGTCCCTGGTGTAAAGAGAAAGAAAGCCCTGTAACCCTGGGCAAGGGATTAGTTATTTACCACAGCATGGACACTTGTCTTTCTTTAAGGTGGTTAGCCTAGTACTTATCGAGGTAGTTGTTCGATCAATAATCCAAGCTAGACAATGGATAATATCTCCGCGTTTGCCTGTGCCCTCGAATTTATTCATGAATGAGAGGATGAAATCATCCTCTTTCTTTTCCCACGGGAGAGACATTCTAACCCAACTAGAACGAATCTGATCTTCCCATTGGTTTAAGTTTAGTTCTCGGACAAGTCTTTTACCGTATTCCAATGCACGTTTAAAGTCATCGTCATAGTCCCAAGTGCCTTCGATCACGGGGTGCCCGTTTCTATATTCCCCTGTTCTATATACTCTAGGTTTTATTTTCATAGTACCGCAGCTCCGTATAGTAAAAAGATTACAGCGAATAGTATTAGGAATATTAGAATCCCTTTCATTAGTTCTCGTATCATGAATAGTCCCTCTGTTGCCATAAGGCTTTCCAATAGGCATCTTGCTCTTTTAAAAGATCACCTAAAGTTTCATATTGTGGAAGTTTACGAATATCGTGCAGTAGTTTCTGGAGGTCTGCTAAATCATTCCAACCTTCTAGATCGAGGTCTTTGTTTTCATACGCAGAATGAGAAAGTTTATTGAGTCCCTCCAAGAGAAGCTCAATTTGTTTTTGTTCTAACAAAACTCTTTTTAATGCCATTGTATTTCCTTTCTGCCGGCGAGTAGATCCTCGAGGGCAGACGTGGGTCTGCCCTGGATCCAACTAATCAAAGTTTGGATAGCGTGGAACATTAGAACCGTCCGAACTCTATATCTTTGGCGATCAGTTCGTTGTCGTTTGTGATCTTACCTTTTGACATATCGACAACGTAGTGTCCGTTATCTCCGTCTTCTTTGAAATCGGTTACACCTAGCGAAAGACCACCCGCTAGTTCATCGTGATAAGTTCCTATCAAACGAGCCATTGCATACTGGCAATCATTATGGCGCATGACAGGGGCCGCTTTTACTACCACCTCAATTACTTGCTCGGGAGAACCGCACCAGTGTATGTAAACATAGCATGGCGCGGACCCTTGGTGATCCTTTACTTCTATTGTTGCCCTATTTCCCATTTGTTCTTTCCTTTCTCGTTAAATGATGCCAAGCGCATCACGAACGAGCCAGCTGCTTGGCTCGTTGCTGATATGCTTAGACCTTGTATTCGTCTCGCCAGTCTGGCTCGGCATCAACTAAGATCCCGTTCTGAATAACTTCAGCTGCGTAACCATCGCCTAGCTCATCGGTTACCCATGGCGACGTTGTAGCCATGTACCATCGAGCATATGGATCTTTTGTTTCAGAACTTACATGCTTATAAGTTTTGAGAACTTTCCATTTCCAACCCGTGCGCGGGTCGGCATATACAGCATATGGGTTGGATGGTTTACGTGACTTTAAGAATTTATTCTTAGGCATTATTTTTCTCTCTTTCTTTTTAGTTAATCGATGCAAAGCGCATCACGAACCCGCCTCAATGAGGCGGGTTGCTGATATGCTTTACTTTATCCAAACAAACTTTTCTGGGGCTTTGCCTTCGCGCTTTACCGCGTCGAAGGCCTCTTGACCATGCAACTCAATATACATTTCAGCAGTAGGAGCTAGTTCTGAAGGCTTGCCAACTATTGCCATGCAAGCATAACCTAACTTAATAGCTTCTTTCTTTTTCTGTTTTATCAAGCCTCTGATTACTTCAATCTCTCTTTCAAGACCTTCGACCTCTTCGCGAAGATTGAAACCTTTATCAACTTTGATATTACAATCGTCTAAGCTTTGCTCAAAGTCTTCTACAATCTCATCAAGTAGTTTCATCATAGACATTTTCTTTCTCTCTTTCTTTAATTAAAACGAATCACTATTGATCCGATAAAATAACCGTGAACTATTTTTTCACAAATGTAAACATATAAAATGTAATTAATTACAATTAATTTAAACTTTTTTACCTATCAACTAGTCAAGTAGTTGAACATTTGAGAGTTGATCGGGGTAACTTTGGCAAATCGTTTTTGGTTTTTTGCCGAGATCCGCGCCCCCATCCCCCCCTTTTCGGGGGGCAATACTGTTATATACGATATATATACAAGGTTTGATAAATTCATTCGGGGGTAATTCCATTGCACTTGTAAGTAGCACACAAGTAGGTTCCCTAGACCCCCAAAAAAATTGCCCCTGTATTTTCATTTGAGTTTATTGTATTGTACCTCCCAAGAGGACAGAAGAGGTGTCACATGGAGAACGAAGAAGAGCAATCCAATCCGATAGTAAAGTTCTTTAAGGCTTTGTTTTCAGGGTCCGGGGGTCAAGGTTCGAGTGCCAACATGGGTGGTTCTAGTAGAAACGAGGCTAACGACGGTGATGCTGACGTAGGTTTTGCGAACAGTTTGATGATGGGTTTGGGTTTACGGGATCGGACGGATGATTATTACCGTGCGACGATGGATTCGATTCGTCGGACTCGGGGACCGCAGGCAGCGGAGCAATATCGTCAGCGGATGATGGGTCAGGGTGTATTGTCTGTACCTGGTGCGTTGAGCAATTACGATATGGCGACGGGTGCTGTGACTGGGATGCCTCCACCTCCGGGTGGAAACGCGGGACCACAGCCTAGACCCAATGCTCCGATGGCAATGAATCCCCAGAATCAAATGATGATGCAGCAAGGTGTTGGTTCATTGATGCAGCCCCCAGGGGTTATTCGTCCTCTTGTCTAAGACCGAGTATCGCAGGGCCGCGCCCCGAGATCTGAAGGGAATAGTGGAGCTTGGGGAGAAGATGCACGAGGAGACGGCATTCTCGAACATCTCGTTTAGTGTAGAGCGGACGGCATCTGAGACGATGCGGTGTATGTTAGATCCGAATTATTTTGCGAACATAGCGGTGAAGGACGATAGGGTTGTTGGGATATTGTTTGGGTATTTGGAGCAGCCGTTTTTCACGGAGGAAGTTGCGGGATACGATTGTGTTTGGTATGTAGACCCTAGTTGCCGGAATACGATGGTTGGGCCTCGGCTCTTGAAACAGTTTGAGACATGGGTCAAGATGCATGGTGGGAGCATTGTGTTCACGACGTTGGGTTCTAATTATAAATCTGACAGGGTTGGCAAGCTTATGGAGCGGATGGACTTTGAGTATCAGGGTGGATTTTATCGGAAAGACATATGAATCTACAAGCACTACCAGAGGAAGCGTTAAAAGAAATCTTGGCACTAACGGAGGCCAAGAAAAAACTTGAGCTGCGCGAGGAAGCGCAGGAACACTTCATGCCGTTCGCGCATCATGTGTACGAAAACTTTATTGAAGGGCATCATCATAGGATCATAGCGGAAAAACTTGAGCAGGTTGCACAAGGTACACTCAAGAGGCTTATAATTAATATGCCACCGCGTCATTCTAAGTCTGAATTTGCCAGTTACTTGATGCCTGCGTGGTTTTTGGGGCGCAATCCGAAGTTAAAAATTATTCAAGCAACGCACAACACGGAACTTGCGGTGCGTTTTGGTAGGAAAGTGAGGGACTTGATCGATGATCCAGCGTATAAAGAGATATTTCCAGACACGGTTCTCAAGGAAGACAACAAAGGTGCAGGTAAGTGGGGTACAAGCAGAGGCGGCGAGTACTTCGCGGCGGGTGTGGGCGCAGCCGTTACGGGCCGTGGTGCGGACTTGTTCGTCATTGACGACCCTCATTCGGAACAAGATGCGTTAAGCGAGACTGCATTCGACCATGCATACGAATGGTACACTTCTGGGCCTCGACAGAGGCTTCAACCGGGTGGTGCGATCATAATTGTTATGACTCGATGGGGTAAAAAAGACTTGACAGGGCGTTTGATCAACAATCAGGGCAGTGATGTCATGGCGGATCAGTGGGAAGTGATAGAATTTCCTGCGATTCTGCCGTCAGACAAGCCATTGTGGCCTGAATTTTGGGAAAAAGACGCATTGTTGTCTATTAAAGCGTCGTTACCTGTAGGAAAATGGAATGCACAGTGGCAACAAACGCCGACAACGTCCGAATCTGCGATTGTAAAGCGGGAATGGTGGCAACCGTGGGAAAAAGAGAAGATTCCGCCTGTAAATTACATCATTCAGGCGTATGACACGGCGTTTTCCAAGAAAGAAACAGCAGATTACAGCGCGATTACAACGTGGGGGATTTTTTATCCAGAAGAAGGTGGCCCTGAACAGATTATATTGATGGATGCACGGCGCGGAAGGTGGAACTTTCCTGAACTCAAAGAGGTTGCCTATGAGGAACACGAGTATTGGGAGCCAGATATGGTGCTTGTGGAGGCAAAAGCGACGGGTATGCCACTGATTGACGAACTACGACTACGCGGGATTCCGGCGTTAGGGTTTTCACCAGGCAAAGGTAAGGATAAGGTAACTCGTATGCACATGGTTGCGCCATTGTTCGAAGCTGGTGTAGTATGGGCACCAACAGACAAAAAGTTTGCGGATGAAGTTATTGAAGAAGTAGTATCATTTCCTAATGGCGATCATGATGACTTTTGTGATAGTATGACATTAGCGTTGATGCGATTTAGGCAGGGTGGTTTTATATCTCTGCAAAATGAACGCGAGGAACAAATGGAGATTCCTCGTATTAAGGAGTATTACTGATGGCAATCCCACCTCTAGTAGATTCAGGAATCAGAGCCGAGGACATGGTAGCTGACGAAGTGTCGGTTGAAGTCCCTGTGGCACAAGTAGAGATGTTTGAGAACGGAGCGGAAGTCATACCAGACGGTGAGGGCGGGGCAATCGTGCAAGCTCTGGCGGAAGCTTTGATTGGTGAGATGGTGGAGGAACAGATTCCATTTGATGCCAACCTTGCTGAGTTTCTTAACGAAAGTGACATGGGTGAAATATCCAATGACTTGTTAGCTTCATTTGAGGATGACACTGAATCGAGAGACGAGTGGGAAGAAACTTACACCAAGGGTCTTGATCTATTGGGTGTTAAGACGATTGAACGTTCTGAACCTTTTCAGGGTGCCAGTGGTGTAACGCATCCGTTGATTTCGGAGAGTGTCACACAGTTCCAAGCGCAAGCATACAAAGAACTTCTTCCTTCTGGTGGTCCTGTAAAAACAAGGATTGCCGGATTACAAAACCAAGAAACAGAGGCGCAAGCCAAACGTGTCAAGGATTACATGAACTATTTGATCACAGAAGAGATGGAAGAGTTCGATCCAGACATGGATCAGTTGCTGTTTTATCTGCCGTTGTCTGGTTCTACGTTTAAGAAAGTATACTACGACACGGTTCGTAACCGCCCTGTTGCCAAGTTTGTTCCGGCGCAAGACGTAGTTGTTCCGTATTCTGCCAGTGATTTAGCCACTGCACCACGGATCACGCATGTTCTGAAGATGTCAGATAACGATTTGCGTAAGCAACAAGTCATGGGAATGTACAGAGATGTGGAGCTTTCTAACTCAGGGGATCAGGAAGAAAACCCTGTGCGTCAGAAAGTTGACGAATTACAGGGGACATCGAAGTCTTACACCGATGACGTTAGAACAATTCTAGAGATGCACATTGACTTGGATCTTGAGGGTTTTGAGGACGTTGACGAAAGCGGAGAGCCAACAGGCATTAAACTACCATACATTGTAACACTGGATCGGGATAGTTCTAAGATTCTTGCCATTCGTAGGAACTATATGGAGGGAGATCCTTTCAAACAAAAGATTCAATACTTTGTTCACTACAAGTTCATGCCTGGTCTAGGTTTCTACGGCTTTGGTTTGACTCACATGATTGGTGGCCTTGGTCGTGCAGCAACGAGTCTCCTCCGACAATTGATCGATGCAGGAACTCTTGCAAACCTCCCAGCAGGATTCAAGGCTAGGGGCGTAAGGGTTCGCAACGATGATGAACCGTTACAACCGGGTGAGTGGCGGGATATTGATGCACCTGGGGGGAACATACGGGATTCTATTATTCCGTTACCATACAAAGAACCATCAGGTACACTCGCACAGCTTCTAGGAGCACTCGTAGAAGGCGGAAGAAGATTTGTTTCAGTTGCGGACAATGCCGTAAGTAACATGAATCAGGAGATGCCCGTAGGTACTACAGTGGCTATGTTGGAGCGCGGCATGAAAGTTATGTCAGCAATCCACAAACGGCTACACTATGCACAGAAAAACGAGTTTCGTATTCTTGCACGGATTATTGCGGAGAATTTACCAGAGTCGTATCCATATCCAGTGGCGAATGCAGACTCTGCCATAAAGGTTACAGATTTTGACGGACGGGTCGATATCCTGCCCGTCAGTGACCCAAACATCTTTTCTATGGCACAACGTGTGTCTTTAGCACAAAGTCAACTCCAGCTTGCTCAATCTAATCCACAGATGCACAACCTACACGCTGCGTATCGTCGTATGTATCAAGCTCTGGAGATTCAAAACATAGACGAAGTGTTGCCTCCGCAACCACAACCACAACCAACAGATCCGGCTTTGGAAAATGCTCTGGTTATAAAAGGCAAAACTATTCAAGCGTTTGAGGGTCAGGATCACAACGCACACATTATGGCGCATGTAGCCTTTTTGAAAACGCCTTTAATTATGGCGTCTGCTCCTGCACAGGGGGCATTATATGGTCATTTACAAGAGCATATATCTCTTTTGGCACAGGAACAGGCGATGCAGCAAATACAACAACAGATGCAGCAAATACAACTTCTTGTTCAAACTGGTGGTATACTTCCAGAAGAAGCTCAAATGCAGATGCAACAAATGGAAATGCAGATGCAAGATCCAAACGGTATGGCTCGAGTTGTGGCTCAGATTCAACAAACAATTGTTCAACAGGTTGCTCAGATGATTACGCCTCCTCCACCGAATCCGGCGGCTGATCCGTTAGTACAACTCCGTATGCAAGAGCTTGGACTGAAACAAGCAGAGTTACAGGCGGACGTACAAAACGATCAGAACAAACTTGATATTGAAGTTGCTAAATTACAACAACAAGCCGCATCTGATGCTGCTCGATTAGAAACTCAGGAAGAAATTGCTGATGACCGTAATGCAGTGAATCGTGAGCGTATCGATGTGCAACGTCAGAAGATGCAACGAGGTGGCTAATGGACCCCGTATCTTGTGTTGCTTTAGCCACTGGCGCATTTAAGGCTCTCAAGGGTGCTATAGGAGCGGGGAAAGATCTACAAGATATGACAGGTCAGCTTTCCCAGTGGGGCAAGGCTTTTTCTGATTTTACCAATATAGAAGAACGAGAAAAAAACCCACCATTTTGGAAAAAAACATTTAAGGGATCTGACGAAGAAACCGCTATTGAGATCTTTGCTAACAAGAAAAAGATGGAACAAATGAGGGCAGAGATCAAAGAACACATTACCTGGCATTATGGCAAATCTGCATGGGATGAGGTTTTGCAGATAGAGGCACAGATGCGAAAAAGACGGAAGGACGAATTATACAGGAAACAAGCACAAATTGATAGTCTTATTAATTTTGGAATTGGTGCGGCTATTTTTGCTATTGGTGGTAGCATACTTTTTGTTGGGTTTTATATTTTAGGTCAATGGCAAGGTAGATGGTAGATGTGGGTGTTGCTTTGGTTACAGGTTATCAGCGGAAGCTTTGATCACTACCATGTGGACAGTTATTCAAGTGAAGAAGCATGTAAGGCTGCTTTATCAAAAGCAAAAGTGCTTGTCACAAATCAAAATTCTAAAGTAGTCTGCATAAAAATAGAACGGTGATACTAAAGGAATGGCGTGGAAAATACATTGTGTATGACAAACAAGGAAAGATTGTTATAATCACTCGTGACAAAAAAGTAGCGATTGCACATGCGAGGTCAAAGAAATGACAGAGTTTGAAAAAGCAGATTTAAATAACAACGGTGTTATTGAGAAAGCAGAGTGGAATAAGATTGCTCTGGAAGATAGACGACTTGAGATGGTTGATAGAGATCTCAAGCGTAATGCAGAAAGACGGTTTACTGGTTTTGCACTAGCCGGAATGTTGATCTATCCGTTTATTATATTGCTTGCTTCGGTGCTTGGATTTGACAAAGCAGCAAGTTTAATAACAGATATAGCAAGTGTATATGTCATAGCTGCCTCTGGGGTGGTTGCAGCTTTTATGGGATTTAATGC